GTGGATGTTTTGTCTGTAAAAGAAGTTTTCTTTCGGTTTTGTATTCTTTGCGCAGTTTTTTTGTTGACGTACTCGGCTCCGCGTCTTGCGTTGCAACTGGCGCAAGCACCAACTATGAGGCTCCGATCGTAGGGGTCTGCTCCTGCGTCTAACTCGATGACGTGGTCGGCTTGAGTGCTGGGTTTCTTTCGGCACCAGTGGCAGATGGGTTCGTCTTGTATGACTTGGGCCCGTAGTTGTTTCCATTGTTTGGTTCCGTAGACAGGGTTGCCGCTCATGTCTAGAGCATAGGTCAAATGCACTGACGCCCACGCCGAGAAGGGCACTCGACGCGGTTGTCCTCGGTTGTCATAGGTTGCGCGTGTTGTTTGTGTCCCCCACTATTTGGCGATGTCTCGCTCTGGAAGCCTGTCTAGTTTTGTTCGGTGGATAACCAGTCGCCTTTGCGTTAGGGAACGCTGATCGCTCACAATGCGTGAGCGTCTACCCTCGTTGCCGAGTGTTCCCATAGCGAGGTTCAGTGTCTCTCAAGGGCTAGTGAACGCCTCTGTGCGCTCTGATGGTGTCAGTTGTGGTGCTGAGGCTCTAGTGCAGGACCGCTACGGGATTGCTCTTTGTTCTCTTTCTCACTTACTTAGCCAATGGCTAGTCGCCCTCCCATTGGTACCTCAGCAGGTTGATACTAGACGCGTGGCATATTGCTCGGGTCTGTGGATAACCGTGCGCTGATTTTGTCTAGGTCTTTGGGCCGCCAGACGTGGACCTCTTGTCCTGCGTCCTCAAGTGCGTTGATCCAATCCCATTGCGTATTTGAGACCACGCCTTTGGTGGCTTTCAATTCGACATAAATGCATCCGCGACTTGGATGAACCATCACTAGATCGGGGAAGCCTTGGTCGCCTGTGTTGGGTGTGATCCATTTGCCCGGGCGAATCTGTGCGGGTTGGGTGTGCATAACCTTCCAGCGGTGCAACTTAGCCAGGGTGATGACGGCTTTTTGGAACTCTGCCTCGGATGGGTCAGCCATTGTTAAGCAGCCTGTCTATAAGTTCGGATGCTTCACGCTTAGTAGCGGGCACTGCACCTTCCCAGTTCTTGGCTCGAAGCATGCCTAACTGTTTCATCGTTGGCGGTTCAGCACTAGCGCCAAGGGTCTGATTGCGTGCTGGGGCTTTCCTGCCCATGTGGTGCAGTTCAAACGGTTCAACAGGTGTGTCACTGTTTGCCGATGTTGTTGGGCCTGACGCTGACAGTGCTCCGTCTTGCCGGTACACCTTGACCATTTCCTCCAGTGACGCCCGCTTCAATGAGCCCTGATACTGATAGTTCGCGAGGGCCCGACCGATAGCGGATGTTTCGCAGTTCTCTATAGCCGATGTTTTGTTGACCATGGATGAGCCTCGGACTTCCTCAGCGAACCCTGTCGTTGTTGGTACTGCGTCGGTTATGTCGGCGTACAGGTCGGCCCGCACGATGATTCGAGTGCCGTCGTCGGTAACGATCTCGGTGTTGATTCGTCCCCTTGGGCAGTCTTTCCAAAACAGGGGTAAGCGTTCTTGTACTGATGCGTAATCGGCAGGATTGAAACTCATGTTTCCATGTCCTTAATGTGTCGGGCCTGTTCGGGTGTTGCGTTCTGATCGGCTCTGATTGCTCTAGCCACTGCGACACATCTGGTCACTTCCTCCAATGTAAAACCGAAAAAGTCGCCTTCCTCAGCACACAAGAAACAGATACCACGCAACTCGGCACGCAACCGCATATCTAAAGTATTAAACTCGGCGTCACAAATAGCACAGTTCATTTGAACCCGCCTAAACGCATAGCGACAATCGTGTCCTGCGTTGATTTGGTGAGGTTGGACAGGTAGACGCCGTTCTCCTCAGCGACATAAGCCAACTCAACCATGGCTTTGCGCAACATTGCGACATCCTCCCTGATGCGCTGGATTTCCCACGCGGCGGCTTTCATCGCAATATCCGCTTTAGTGATTGCAGCAGTCATTTCTTGGATTTGGTCCATCATGGTCGGGGCCCCTTGATTTGTCGGTACTTTCCGTCACGGTACACCATCGGTGTCGCAGGGATGAGCATCCGTCGTTCTTTCCACGTTAGACCACCCCAAATGCCATAGCACTCCAGTTGTGTCGTGTTGTATTTGAGCGAGTCGGCGAGGCACGACGGGCGCACTATGCAGGTCGCGCAGACTGCTTTCGCTTCCTTAATTCGAGCCTTTGAGTAGCGTTCACCCGGCTCAATGATAAACAAAGATAGGTCCATGCCTCGACACGCGGCGTGTTCCCACCAGCGGGCTAGCACAGAGACCACGGTTGCCAACCGCAACGCCCTTCGGCTTCCAGTTCGGAATATAGGAGGTAAGCAAACCTGAGGTTGAGGGTCGGATCGCTCATGGATTCTTTGATCGGGCCTGCAAACAGTTGCTCAACATAGGCGGTATGGATTTGGTTGATTTGGGCGACGCCGTGGTCGTGTCCGTTGAACGCTGGATGCTGATAGTTGACATTTTGGCATCGGGTTTCTTTCCACAAAAGCCGACCTAGTTTTTCTAGTGTTTCAGGGTTGTTGGGCCAGCCGACTAAAATCGCGGTGGGGAACCATTCTTGACATTTTGTCTCAACTGGTACGTCTGCAATTTTAGGCGACGCTAGGACGGTTGTAGTGGTCTCTGCGGGCTCATCGTAGATGGTCGCGTTCTCGTCTGCGATCTGTTGAGCGATTTCAGCATTTCGGTCCTCTAACTGCTGAGGTGACAAATCGCTTAGGGTGATTGTTTGCTTTGGCGCGATGGTGAAAGTGGGCGACGATTCCTGTACGCCTGTAATTGCCCAAACTGCGCATAATGCGTAAGTGCCAAAAGCCATGAGTAGTAGTCGTTTAAGATTCATTTAATAGTCCTCTGATAAGTCCGCAACGGATTTGCGGGTGCTAAAAAAGCCCTCAAAAATAGGGTTTTCTTGCATGATCTCTCGAGCCATGAAAGCGCGGTAATTGTTGTTGAACTTGAAATCTGATGTCGGGTCGTTGGTCGTTGCGTGTTGATAACGCAAGACTTCAACTAGGGCCGCGATGCCGTAATGCGTGTGGCCTTGACTGTGCAGTTTGTAAACCATCTGCAAAAGTTGGGGCATGACCCACGGGTTTGCTTGTTTGAAGGCTTCATATTTGAGTTGCTCTGCTGAGATAGCGAGAACGTCAAAGAAAGATAGTTGCATTGCTTTCCTCCTGCGGTCGGGGTCCCGCTATTACGGGACGCACTTGGTTGCCAGTCATTTGACCGAACCCCAAGCCGATTGTCAAGGACCTACTTGAAAATAGTAGCAAACGCCTTTTCTATGAGGTTGGCAGAGTCAGCCATATTGGGTGCTAACTCGACATGGAACCAGTTGCCACCCGGGGTGCCAGCGTTCTTTTGTGGGGTCCACGCCTTCCATGCGTCGCGGTCGCATCGGTAGCCGCCGCCAAACTTAGTGAGGTTTGGGATCGGGCAACCTACGCCGTCGTATGCGTGCAGTTCCTCTATTCCAAGAATGTCGCGGTGAGCAAACAGAAATTCAACTGCGGCTTTGCGGGAGTCGGCGTTCTGTTTCGCGGTCCCTTTTCCTGTCAGGTCTACGGCCCTCCACGTTGCGTGGACGCTTAGGTTTGCCGAGCCGCGCATAGGACGATTGGCGTAGATGCCCAACGATTTGAGACCAAACAGGAATTCCATGAATTCAAGAAACCGTTTTGTGCCGGGTCGTTCGGTCGGATGGTTGCCGTCGGTGTTGCCTGTGTACGGTCTAGATGTCATTGTCTTTGTCCTTGTCTTTGAGGCCGTTTGAGGCGAGGATTCCAGATAGGGCCCCAGTTAGGAAAAGCATCATCGGGCTAAGTAGCGACCATGCACTTTCGTCGTTGGGCGATACTTCTAAAGGCTGGACGACAAAAAGTAAGCCGTAGAGCAGTGAGGTCGTGCTGAGAACAAACGTCGCCGACAAAGTGATGCCGACGATCAGGATGAGGCGCGCTTTGATTTCTGAGTTGGTTAGTCGTTTCACGGGTTGCACCTTTCTGATGTTGGGTGGGTTTCACAGTTGTCTCGAGTGCGATCGTTACAACTGGTTACGGCAAACATGAGGGCTATCGCTAACCCTGCGACGATGAGAAGCGTTTTCATCAGGCTGTTCCGATGTCCTCAACAGTTAGTAAACCTTTTTTGAACGCTGAACGAGTTGCTGTACCTGTACCAGCATTGATCTGAATTGCAGCGTAAATAGTTGTTGAACCAGCAGTAAAAGTTCCAATAGATTGGACAAACCCTTGACTTGCTATAGCGATAACGGGGATACCTACTGCTGCTTGTGCAATGAGGGTTGAAGTGGCAAAAGTTGCGCCCTGTCTTAATCCAATAGTAAAAAAAGTAATAGCAGTTGCGCTAAGTTGTGGCTCTGTGTAAATCAGTCGATAAGAACGATTTGCTTCGGCGGTGAAGGTTAACGATACGGCGCTTTTGTCCACTGTGATTGCAGCGTCTGTTACTTGATTGTTCCCTGACTGCATCAGACCACGAGGGAACTGGTTACATTCTGTAGCGGTCAGGACTTGACCGGCAGTGAACTGGTCGTTAGGTGTTACAGCCATGAGTTAGGGCCTTTCTGGGAAGTCAACGGTTGGGGCTGGTGTCCATGTGGCGGGGAAGTCTCGCAACTGTTGGCGGTAGGTCGCCCATGCCGTTTTGTCGGTTGGTGTATCGGCGATCATCGCCCAATCTGACTCGACTAGGAGAGCGTCACGGCGTAGCCTCATACGCTCTACCAGCCATTCATCAGGTGCTTCAGTTTCGTGGGGTGCTAATAGGTTCATCATGCCGCCTTGTAGTAAATGTTCCATTGAATAACGTCGCCAGTAGCCCAAGTGAAAGGGACAGTCGCAGATAACCCGCCCGCTATTTGGCTATAAGTACCCGCATTTAACATCACACGGGAACCCGTAAAACCCGATGTCACATTAGAAGCCAACTGCCCGTTATATGTCGTTACTGTTGAGAGGTCATAAAAATTCATATTGCCGTAAGGCATATTCGGACTGCTATTAAAGGGTGCATCTGAGTTAATAGGCAATGCAATTAGAGGCGTACCTGTAACGGCTGAGGTAGTTCCAAAAGTAAAAATGCCGTAGTAATGCACAAAGTTATTGACTCGGCAGTAAGCAGTGGAAAAGGTGCCGTTACCGATTGTCACATTTGTTATGGCTGGGGTGTAAGCCGTGTAGGTCCCTAGGACCGTGTTGCCGATCGCGAGCTTTGTTTGGACCGCTTCCATCGCGTCGTTGATGTCCGAGTGCTGTTGAGCGTGCGACGGTGAAGTCAACAGACTTGAAGCAGACGGGTTAGTGAAAGCGTCAATCGTTGTGGGATAAGTGCTAGCCATAGTGTTTCATCCTAATCTGTTTCCTTGTTCGGCGTATGAGTCGTTATAAGTCCATTGGGCTTCATTGTACGAAATTTCGGGTTGGTTGTAGGTAATGGGATCTCCGCCCAAAACACCGAAATTGCTGTTATCCAAAATAAACGATTGGTTATCAATACCTGACTTTAAAGATAATGAAACAACGGTTTGGGCAGGCGTGACGTTAATGGAACGACCTGAAATGACACAACTAATAGTTTGTTCTCCTATACCTGAACCAGCCCAAGTAACTAAAACTTTTTGCCACAAACCGTTAGCGATACTTAGCAAGTTATACCACTGGCTAAGAGCAGCATCAGCGCAATTTGCTTTAACCATTTTGTCGGTGATCTCAAGGCTGGAAGGCGTAAATCTGATATCCGAATAACGGTTGATCAGATTGTTTGCCATGGCGTCAGACTGCTCTTGTGTACCAACAAAAGTGTTTGTGAAACTAACGGTGCGGTTGCCGTACGAATCAATATCTGTTGAGTTCACTGTGCTAGTTGTTGCACCAACAAACACACCCAAAATGTTTACTTGAGTAATCAAAGTTTCGTTATTGAATTGCTGACTGAAACCATAATTGCTAAAAGGTAATTTCGTTGACGTCACTGTACCACTGGGAACAAATTCAAATGTTGTCGCATTGGCGTCTGTTCGAGTCATCGTGACCGGGCAACTCTGTACACGATAATCAACGCCTACAGTATTTGTAATAGTTGTCGCCCAAAAAACGTCGTTAACACTTGGCACTAATGCTGTTTGGTATAGGTCGGCGTAAGAGTTAAAAGTTTGGTTATTAACGTAAATATCAGGGTTTGAACCTGACAAATTGTTGTAACTACCGCCCGCACTTAGCTGACCGAGGTGAGGATATTTTAAGGGATAAGGACTAATTTCTGCTAAAGCATAAGCAGCGGCAGTGTTATAAGAAACCGTACCACCGCCAACAGCAACAGAATTAGTGCGTCCCGCAATTGTCAAACCATCTTGTGCCGTAATCGTTACCGTAGAAAAAACGCCGTCATCAACTAAATCAAAGTCAACAATAATGCCGTGAAAAACTGCGGTCTTTGTGTTGCCTGCACCAATGTTTGTTAACGACGAAACAAAAACGCCCTGAGCAAACCAATCGGTTGTCGAATATGTGCCACCGCCACCAGGGGTCAATGCGCCGTCTTTATTCAACAATGTTATTGAACAACTGCCACGGCCCACCACATTGACATCAACCGACTGGTCAATACTCATGCTTAACACTCGACTACTAAAATCGGTTGGGCTTGCTACGGAACCAATTTCTATTTGCCAAGCAGTATTGATCGTCATCGGCGGATCGCAGTTGTTGTCGTCATGGGGATAGCACCGTTGTCTCGGACCCATCGTTGAATAGCGGCAACGACTTGATTGGGGTCGCCGCCGTTGACATTGACCGTGATCGTGTTGCCACCCATGGCACTGTTGGCGGTGATGTTTCCAGACGACGACGGGGTGAACAGTTCCGGTCCACGCTCGCCCACAATGTAAGAATTGCCCGCCATGACCGGACCACCGCCAGCACGAAAACCGCTAAAATCTAAACCAGCAGGCAACGTGATACTGGCTGACCCAGCCATTGCAGCAAAAGGATCACTCACGTTGGCATAAGTCCTTTGGAACGCTTTGATCTGCAAGATAAGAGCATACGCTGCTTCTAAATCGCCTTTATCTACAAGCACTTTTACTTGGTGCGACGAAATGTCATCCATGTCTAACGCAAGATTCATAATGTCAGTGGAGGCATTTAGCAACTGTTCACGGTAGGCCGTGATGTCCTCAGTGGAGCCTGTAGTAAAAGCGTTAGCGGCTGCCACACCTAGTTCGTCTAACGAGATTCGAGCGTTGTCAATAGCGACATCAGTTTCCAATGATCCGATAAGGGTTCGCCATTCCTCGTCAACGTTTTTTATTTCTTTCCAAGTGTCAATCAAAATATCTTTTAACGGTATTAGACCTTCACGTTGAGTCTTTTTAATAGTTTCTCTAAAGTCGTCGGTGTCCTCTCGAGCGGCTCGCATATCCTCAGCAAATATTGGCAAGACTTCTTTTTCGTCTTTGAACAGATCAAACACAAAACCAGCAGCGTCCTTGACTCCACCCAAAGCGTTTTTCGTTAAACCGAGCGGTGTCAAGTTCTCTGACATCCAAGTAGCACCAGGAATACTCTTAAACACATTACGGACGTCTAAACCAACATCAAGCACTGCGCCCAAGTCGCCTAAAACGGGAACTAAAGAACCGCCAATAGAAAGCGACAAATCCTCAACTTTGTCTTTGAGGGTGTCCATGATGTCGCGTAATTCTTTAGCCTTAGCAAGTTCTTTCGGGTCAATAACTTTTGATTCTGATACACCGTCTAAAGATTTCTTGAGATCGTCGGCCCCCATCTCAATAAGGGTGGACATTGACTGCCAGCCTTTGCCGAGTAGTTGGGCCGCAACTTTGGCTTTCTCTGCAGGGTCTTTAATACCTTTGATTCGGTCAATGGTGTTTAAGAATGTTGCGTTGACGTCTAAAGAACCGTCTTTGAGATAGACGAGGTCAACGCCAAGGTCGCGAACTTTGTCCGGGTCTGCGCCAATCGTTTTGTTTAGGCGACCGATAGCGGCTTCAACGGCGTCCACTGGGACTGCGATGTCACCAGCGGCTTCGATATAGCGTGACGCGTCCTGAATAGACAACCCTGTTGAGGTAGCAAACTTTTCGGCACCTAACGCCAAATCTTGAAACGCTTTAACGCCGTCGGTAGCGAACTTGGCGAAAGCGATACCGCCAGCGATAGCAAAAGTACCAGCGTTAGCGGCGACTGAATCCATAACAGATTTAGAGCCTGCTTTGAATTTGTTGAGTCCACCTTGGGCTTCACCAACAGATGTTTGGAAGTTAGCAAAAGCGGCTTTGGCGGCTCGAATACCTTTGTCCTCAAGGCTCGTAATGATCGGAATGTTGATTGCCATTAAAGACGCACCTTACTCAACTCTTGATTAGCCCGGAACACAACTTTTTTGATCGTGTCATTCATTTCACGCTCAACACTACCAATAGTCTTTTCAGCGTTTTTCCACATAAAACGGGAAGGGTCACCCGGTAAAGCGCGCCCAAAGTTTGGTCGCTGATACTTAGCCTCACGCCTTGACTTGTTTCCGCTACTTTTGCCTGCCATGTCAGCAATGGCGACAGGTGCGCCCTTGGTGACAATGCGAACGATGTTCACTGGAACTTTAGTTCCGATTGAATTTAATCCACGGCGAGGTTTGCGACTGTCAATTTTGATTAAAGCGTTCTTACGGTTGGGCCAGCCGGTGCGACCGTTGTGAGCCATTCCAGATAGCGGAGGCGACGACGGGATGGACTGGTTAATCTCATTGAGCATCGGTTTAAGAATGGCTCGAATGTCTCTGTTCAATTCCTTTTTAAGTGCAGGGTTAATTTTGCCAAGTTCGCGCATTGTCTCGGCCACACCTTTCACCTGAATTGTCATCGCTTGTGTTTCGCTTTCTCGTTTTCCTCAACAAGCAACCGAACCATCTCATCAACGACCGACGCAGGACAGTCCATCAAATCCAATGGGCTGATCCCTGTACGGATCGCTAACTGTGCAATTAAGTTGACTGCGCGTCCTGCTTGTTTTTCTCTTTTGGGACGAAAGTAATGTCGCCCACTTTTTCAATCCACTTGGGGAACAGTTCCACAGTCACGCCACTCGAGCGGACCGCATCCCATGCCAACCAAGCCAACGCCTTGAACTTCATGTTTTCTAAGAACTGCCCGACGGAGAGTTGAGGATGATGGTCCTCCCACCTGCACGCGACGCCATAAGTGATGGGGGCCTCATGTACTTCTCCGTCGAGCATCTCTACTCGTAACGTCATACCAATCATGTCGGGGTCCTTTGGTTGTGTTGGTTATATCAGGCGACGGTACGGACCCAAGTGCCACCAGTGCCCGTGAGGGTCATGGTGTCAAGGGAGCCGACAGTGCTTGAGACTGGCATATATGACGAGATCATCATGTTACTAATGGTGAAGGTTGGGTTAGTCGCAGTTGCTACGCCATTGTCTGGTGAAACAACAACGGTGGTGTCACCGTCGCCGATTAGGTCTTGCAAGTACGCCTCAACTGAGGCCGCGCCGTATTCGAGCAACACGGTCGCCGTGAAGGTGACCAGTTGACGCCCAGCAACGTACTTCAAGCCAGTACCGCCCATAACTGAGGCGTCTAGGCTTTCGTAGCCTGCGTCAAGCGTAATTGAACTACAGTTTAAACTAATGTTGTGGGTGGCTACGGTGAGTTGTCCAGAGCCTTGATAAACGATTGCCATGATGATTTTCCTTTGTTAGTTAGCGGGTCGCTGTAAGTTTGATAGTGAGGTCGTAACAGGGGAGGTCTTGCGACCCGATCGTTGCGATGGATGGTTGTCCCGAGATGACTGCAATGTCTGACCCGAGAATTGTGTCGCAGATTTCAAGAATGTAGTCGGTGGAGTCTTGGTTGCCGGGTGGCGCACCAAGGATTCGAATTGTGATTGTGACGTCTGAAACTTTGGATGAAGGGTTTGCGCCGTACGATTCAAACGACGGCAACTCAATGAATACGCAGAGCGGTCGTGCGTTGCGTGGATCGGTGACAGGTTTGAGCCCAAGGGCCGTGAGCGACGCGGCAACATGGTCAATCGCATCTGTAAATATGCCAGCCATGTTAAGCGCACTGCGATCTCTTAACGCCAAGCAACTGGTTGACGCGACCAAGAGTCATTAACGGCGGCCCGCTCATGTCTTGAAAGGATGCGTAACTGTCTCCAGTTGTGCCCCGTTCCCTATAACACCCGGCAGCATAAAGCGTCGTACCAAGCAGTACGGCCCCGTCTGGTGGACTGGTCAAATTATCGTGGTATCCAGCGGACACCCTTCGACGAAAACACCATGCGTTGGCGGCCGCGACACAAGTAGTTAGGAAAGCGGTGTCATTTGCCGTGGCCGACGCGATCCCGAGAAACTCTTGTGTGTTTGCGACCGTGGTCCAACTGCACGTCTGGGAAAAAGTTACGGTTCCAGTTGCTGAAGCGCGCGGATAGTTATCGAAGTTTGATTTGACAAGTATTTGGTTCGTGATGGTGACTTCATAATCAAAAAGGAAGTCGCCTTGTACGCCGATACCAACAAAGAGAAAAGTAGGAATTGCTTGAACGATATATGTCGCATCAAAACTGTTTCCTACTCCTGCAACGATAATCGTTTGACCGATCGTGATATCGGTTGCCTCGAGAGTCTGGATCACGGCGTAGTCGTCTACACGCTGTGCGTGAGTGACGGTGAATACGGCCATGATCCAGTTCCTCTCTTAGTTTTCGTCTATCAGACGAAAGCGGCCTTGATGCTCTTGGACGCGTCAATGACCTTGGCGGCGAAGTAGCCACGGAAAGCGATTTGACGCGACAACTGCGAAGGCTGTTCAACGCTGATAGCACCTTTTTGCTGTTCCCAACATTCGATACCAGTTGGGTCCATGATGACCATGTCGGTCGCGCCGAGGTTGCGGTCAACGACGAGGCGAAGTCCGAAAGCAACTGCGGAATCTGATCCAGGTGTCATGGTGCCGTAGGCGTTCATCGGTCCGACCTGCGGGAACAACGGACGATCCGAACCGTCAACCAGTTGGCCGAGGTACTGGAAAATGTTGGGCGACACGGCCAGAGCGGACGGCAAGTTGCCATTCGAGCCAGTCAAGATGTCAGCGGCGGCCTGATACATCCAACGAACCCATTCGGCAGGATCGGTGATTGAGGCGTTCGTGAAGTTGTTGCTGTTGGTGGTTCCAGTGACAAGTTCTGAACAGGCGAGCAGGTCGGTACGGTCTGCGTAAACGCGAGCCATGTCATCTAGCAATGCTGAAAGGACTTCAGGCTGTGACCAGTCAAGCGATGCTTCGCTGATTTCAACATAGCCACCCTGGATGGTTTTGGTGATCTGCACGTCATCAACAACGAAAGCCGAAGCGGTGATGGTCGTGTTTTGTGTGGCGGTGCCGATGCTGTTGTGGGTTGTCACGACGGGACGGATAAAGATCGCGCCTGACTGCGGCATGTTGCGAACGCCAGTTGCATCGATCAACGGGCGACGGCCTTGGAAGTTGTTGTAAACAGGAGCGATAATCGGTGTGGGGATTACACCGAGGATGTCGCTGGTGATGACGTCAGGAGCGGCGGCTCGAATGTTGTCGTTCATTTGTGCGAAGTCGTGACCACCGCGAACAAAAGCCGAAATATATTCGGCTGCTGACGGCAATTTGAATTCGCGCTTGGCGGTTGCATAGATCGGTTGAGTCGCGATTGCGGCTTCAACGCTTGTTGGTTCTGACATGGTTTCATCCTCCTCGGATGGTGTTGGTGGGGTTGTTTCTGTTGGGATTTCTGTTTCGTCGGGTTCGTCGGCCTGAGCAACTAGGTCGCGTATTTCTGCGCCCGAAAACGCTGGTACGGCGACAAGCGATAACTCGACAAGTGAAGCGCGAGTGACAACGGTGGCTTTTAGTTCTTTGTCGTAGTACGACTCCTGAACTTCTGCTCCTACGGACACCGCATCGTAAGCCCCAGAGCGAATAAGTTCTACGGCATCCGAACTGGCTCTCGTCTTTGCGAAGGTCGCGGTGAAGCCGAGGCCCTCGTCCATATCGGCGAGAGCGTTAACGGTTCCGCGTAACTGCGTTAGGTCGTGGCCCTCAATAAGTTTGGCGGCTTTCTGATTGACATCAAAAGCACCTCGCTCAAAAGCGACTCGCTGACCGCCTAAAACGGTCGCAGTAACTGGTGCCCACGGGACTGCGATACCAGAGATAGACGCGGGTGCGTCGCTATCTGATTTGGCGAAATCCAATGTGGGGAGATCGGCTGTAAGTCGAATCATGCCATTTCCTCTTGTCTGCGTTCATCTGCTGATGGTTCGTAAGCAACATTTGCCAATTCGTTTTCGGCAAGGTAGTCCTCAATGTCAAATTCAACATAACGGCCACGGGGCAGAATGTTGTTCATTGACAATGTTTGTTCAATGCAGTCCAAATATTGTTTTGCGCCAAACAAGTAAAGGTCCTGTCGTGCGGACTGTGCGTTTTGGTATGTGTAGCCCTGTACGCCGATGCCCAAAAGGTATGCGGGCACCCCGCAGACCCTTGACGTTTCGAGTGCTTGGAACTGGCGCGCTTCCACCAACTGGAGTTTGTTCGGGTCACTGGAGAACTCTTTAAATGTCACGACGCTGTTAAGTGCGCCGATGGCACCAACTTGTCGAGCGTTACGCCAAGCGGCCGCAAGTTCGGAGAGGTCCTCGGCTGACATTGGTTCGGATGCGTCGGTTTGCTGAAGCCACCCGGCGGCGATCTCATTAACTGCAAAACGATCAGCGGACTGCTGAAGTTTGATCGCTGTCGCGATCGCGCGGTTGCCCGTATAAAGCAAACCTTGCGACGGTGCCAAGAACTGGATCACGTCGTCAGTGTTCAACTGGATGCCGTTGAACATGATGTCGTTAGATGGCCCGAAACGCTGTGCGGTTTGCTGGTCGCCCAAACTGACCATTGCGGCGGGGAGCCATTCAAAAGAGAGCGGACGGCCCGTCGCGGAGGATCGGCTGGTGACATACCAAAAGCCCTGACCCCACAAAATGAGGTCGGTGACAAGTTGCGAGAAAATGAAGTTTCGAGTCACGCGAGGATCGGGTTGTTCCATCCACGATTCATTTTCTAAATAAATTTCCTCGTAGTCCTCGCCAGTCCACTGGGTCGTATAGTGCTTGAGTTCCAAGCAGCCGACCATGGACGCAATCATCTGAACTGAACGAGCGATCGTGGGCACAGATAGGGCGAGTCTTTGTAACTCCCCGACAGAGTATGTGTAAAACTCGCCCACCTGCGCGGCCGCACCTGCGGCGGCTTGAACGGGAGCAGACGCAAACGCTGGGGTCGCGTTAACTTTCTTGCTACCGAAAAGTGCCATACCTTGCGATTCTTTCACACTTTTTGATCTGTGTTAAGTACCCTCAGCCAAAAGCATAAGCGGCACGCGACGACCTAACTGGACGCCCTGCCTCAGCAGCGGCAAAAACCATGCAACGCGCCAAAGTGATTGCGCCGGGCGACTTTTGTGAACTCAATGGTGCGCCGTCGTCCACTTTAACCATGACGGCCCTAGTGACGTGTTCCGCCAACGCAACCTCGCCAGTGTGATGCAACTTGTCCTCAATAATCATTCCGCGACAAATCGGAGTTGCTGCTTTAAGTTCCCGATAGCCAACTGGTTGAGTCCTACGCAAAAGATCGGGGGGAGTCAACGGATGCAAAGTCGGGTTGATCCGCAACTGAATATCTCGGTCCTGCATCACCCGATTGACCTCAGCCCACATTTGAGACTGCGAATCCACCACAAACTCGGTGGTCACAATCACACCGCCCTCATGCTGAACCGCTCGAACACCGCAGTACAAAGTGTCATTGTCCAACGAGTTGTCAATCGCCAAAATACCGCCAGCGGGCATCGGCACCCTAGACAACCGTTCCGCCCACATACCAAACGGCAGCCACGAATCCGTTGACGCAATCCACAAGTTGCCGTGAGCGCGAAGCCACGCCCCACGGTCAGGACCAGCAAACGCTTTTTCTAAAGCGCGCCAAGTAATGGTCGTCCCCAACGCAGGATTACTCCAAGGCCACCATTGGCGGTCCTCCATATTTACCCCGGGCGGAGGCGACCACTCGCACCAATAGACGCCGTTAGTGATCCCTTTGTCAATTGAGTGCAACGCCTGTTCCCTCAGCATTTGCATCGCTTCACTGGACTGATCGCCCGCCGTACTGAAACAAGCCAGCAAAGGATTAGGTCGCGCAATCTGCGACGGACGAAACGCATCAAAAAGGACGTTCGTAGGAATGTCCCATAATTCGTCAACACAAAGCAGATCAGGCGAGCCACCATGCTCGTCCGCTCGAGCGACACCCATTGAAATTGTTGAACCGTTATGGCACAAAATTGCCTCGTCACCATTAGTTCGGCGCACCGTAGCCAAATCTAATTTTTCCAAAGTCGTCGCCAAAAACCGCCACGTTTCCATCGCCCGTTTCTTTTTGTTAGCCACAATCTGGATTTCCTGCGGACGCCCCCACCACTCAGGGCCCTTCAAAGCCCACGCCGTAACAAGGGCTCGAATCATCCACGATTTTCCATTTTGACGGCCCGTCCCTATGACCGCCTCATTAGCGCACAGTTGCCCGGTGCCATCGTGACCCAACATCCCAGTCAATGCCCTCACTTGCCAATCCATCAAATCCATTTTCAACACAGACTTAGCCAAAGCAGCAACCTCAGGACCAAAAGAATCAACAGCCTCCGAAGGCGTTTCCAACCTTGGCTCAGTCCTGCCCTTTTCGGCCTGATCCGACTCGGTTCGGGCTGGTTCAGGCTGGTTCGGGGAAATAAAGAAGT